CCAACGACATCGACTGGGTGGCCAAAGTCAAGATGCAGGGCGAGATTCAGAAGTGGGTCGATCACTCGATTTCGGTGACGGTCAATCTGCCGAACGACGTTTCCGAGGCACTCGTAGCGGACGTATATCGCACGGCCTGGGAGTGCGGCTGCAAAGGGGTAACGGTTTACCGCGACGGCTGCCGCGAAGGTGTACTGATCGATAAGAAGAAAAAAGCGGCAAAAGAGGAGAACGGACAGACCATTCTCAAACGCCCCAAATCGATCCCAGCGGACATCGTGCGTTTCAAAAACGGCAACGAAAACTGGATCGCCTTCGTCGGCCTGCAGGACGGACGCCCTTACGAAATCTTCACGGGTAAAATCGAAGAGGATGCCATGTATATTCCGCCCAAAATCAACAAGGGCTTTATTATAAAGGTACGCGAGGAGAACGGTTCGAAACGGTACGACTTCCAGTATATCGACCGATACGGCTACACCAACACCATCGGCGGCATTTCGCGCCTGTTCAACGAAGAGTTCTGGAACTACGCCAAGCTGATTTCGGGCGTCCTGCGCCACGGCATGCCGATCACCAACGTCGTATCGCTCATCGAATCGCTCCACCTGAACAGCGAAACCATCAATACCTGGAAGCTGGGTGTGGAACGAGCACTGAAGCAATATATCTCGGACGGCACCAAAACCAAGGACAAGTGCCCGAGCTGCGGCCAGGAGACGATGGCCTATCAGAACGGGTGTCTTACGTGCATGTCCTGCGGGTACTCGAAATGCGGTTGATTCTCTGCCGACAGACAATAAAATATACAAAACGTCAAACGAGGTCCGGGCTTTTGGCCCGGACTTTGCTTTTAGCTTCTACAAAAGGATATATAGAGATGAATCAAGCTCCCGTGTAAGGGTTTACATACACGAAAACAAAAAATTATTACACATTAAATTCGAACTACATGAAAAAATTATTCATTACGATGGCACTCGTTCTTTGTGCCGCAGCCGCTTCAGCCCAGGTTGTCGCTGTCGCAGAAGAAATCGTCGTAGAAGAGCAACAGCCCAAGAGACGAGGCTGGGCCGGTTACGAAACCAACCGTTTCTTCGACAACTGGGAAATCACCGTCGCCGGAGGCGCCCAAATTATGGTCTTCAACGGCACGCTGGGAAAAGACGATTTCGGATCGTCGCGCTTCAACCACATCAACTGGCAGGCCGACTTCTCGCTGACCAAATGGTTCCACCCCGTAATGGGTGCCCGCCTGCAAATTCAGGGCGGCCAGTACCAGAACGACACGGCATTCGGCAACCAATACATGAAAGACCCGTACATCTTCACGCACATGGACTTCATGGTGAATCTGTCGAACTGGATCGGCGGCGAGCGTGACGACCGCGTCTATTACGCAGTGCCCTTCGCCGGCTTCGGTTACCACGTATCGGGTTTCACCGACAAATTCCAGCGCGACTGGGGCTACGGGACGGACCATTCGTTCGCTTTCACAGCCGGTTTGCTCAACAAGTTCCGCGTATGCCCGGCCCTGGACATCGAACTGGAACTCAAGGCTTGGATGCTGCCCAGCAGCAACATGCCCTCAATCCTGAATTCGGGAACACAGAAAGTGGCCGCAGCTTACAGTGCCACGATCGGTCTTACGTACCGTTTCAACCGCCGTGGCTTCAAACAGGCTTCGCCCTACACCGCAGCGGATGTGATGGCTTACCAGGCTGCCGTGGCTGACCGTGATCTGGCTTTGGCCGCAGTACAGGCCGACAATGCCGAATTAGCCAATGACCTGGCTGCAGCAAACAAAGCTGCGAAAAAAGCCGCTGCCGAGGCTGCTGCCGCAAAGAAAGCTGCCGAAATGGCGAAGTGGGGTCCCAATCCTATTCCGGCCGACCAGCTCGACGGCAATGCCTACACCGATGACATCTATCTGACCAGCAAAGGCATCACCTTCTTCAACATCGGCCAGACCGAGCTGAGTCCGAAAGAGAAACTCCGCCTGGACATCATCGCTACCCAAATCAAGAATGCGCCGAAAAACAAGATTTACGTGATCGAAGGCCATGCCGATCCCCAAACCGGTTCGAAGGCCGTGAATACCCGCCTGGCCGAGCAGCGTGCGAAGAAGGTTTACGACTACCTGATCTCGAAAGGCGTAAAAGCCGAGAACCTGCAGTACAAGGGTTACAGCGACACCAAATCTCCGTTCAAGACCGAACAGGAGAACCGCGTAACGGTAATCCGCTAAATGCCAAATACAAAAATATGAGGGGGAGAACGAAACGTATATAGAAGCATCGGCAGAGAACAGCGGTAGTACATTGTACGACAAAGAGATACGCGACAAACCCCGGACGCGCCACACAAAACGAAACGTATAATTTGATATAATTTCGGTATAATAAACCGGACCAAATCCGGCAACCGCTATAATGTCGGTATAATTTCAGAGGGCAGAATCAGGCGATTCCGCCCTCTTTCGTTGTATTCGCGGCCTCGTGTATGTCTGACGGCATTTTCTGGCTCTACAAAGGCTATTTCAATAGCGGTTGAACGACGTTAAAACGGGGCGTCGTCCCTCCTTTCCTTGTGTAATACCTGCAATGCGGGAAATCGGCAATTTTTCAGTTGGGGTTACATCAGGGGTTACAAGTTGGGGTTACATTTTGGGAAAGTTGGGGTTACAAAACCCGGTTTTTGACCCCCTCCAAAACATAGGAAACCGCCCGAAAATCGGCGCTAAACCCCGAAAATCGGCGAATAGAAGGCAGGAAACTGCCCTATAATTTGGGGATTGATTTTTATTTAATCGATTGATATTTATTCAGTTAGTCTATTTTATCCTACTTTGAGCGTGTGCGCACCCTCTTTGCGGGGTGCAATAGGGCTGCACGAGGGCCTATCGAATCGTATTATAACGCACGCTTGCTTTCACCAATGCGAGGGCACGGATCATCGAGATTGGAATATCTTTAGGCTCGTGGTGTTGGTTATGGCTGACGAGCTTCACACAGTTTTCCCGTTCGGATTTATGGATGTATTTTATCGTCACGAACTCGTCCCCATCGACATTGGCCGATATAAGGTACATTTCACCCCAGAAAATCCCGTACTGCATGTCGTGTACCTGCTTGTAAAGGACAATATCGCCGCTTTTGAGTAATGGGTACATCGAATCCCCGCGCACATAAACAGCCCCATCGCATGCAGGCAGATCCGGCAACGATATATAGCTGATCGGAATCGCATCGACATCGTTGAACAAGGAAACCAATCCGGCCGTCGCCTCCAGATTGTAAAGGGGAATGCGCTGGAGATCGACCAGATTGTCGGTTTTGAGAGGGAACTTTTCCTGCACTTGCAAACTTGCATTCACCTCCCTTTCCTGTTCATTTATCATACTACCGCAACCTGTCAGCAACCAATTGGCTGACACGCCTTCGCATTTTGCATATATCAATTCGGCATTAAAAGTATTGCGAGAAATCCACGTATTTATTGTCTGCGGAGTTATGCCTAACATTTTGGCAAATTGTGATTTATTGCCATTTGTGTAATACTCAACAAGAGATGACACCATTCTTTTTCTATCCATAGACAAAAAATATTATGCGAATTGATTAAAAATACTTCGCATTTTGTTTGGTTTATATTCGCAATATGTATATATTTGCAGCGTTGATACAATGTATCACGGGGGTAAAATTACGAAAAAAAAATTGATATGAAACGGTATTGGTTCCAGCTACTAACAAGCAATTATGATGAATTGAATGTTTGTATCCCTGACGGATCAAGCAAAATTTCAGCCACGAACCTGGCAAAACGCTGGATGAAACAAAACAACATTAATAGTGCAATTTTGGCTGTTAATAGCATGGTAACCAGCAATATTCTCGATATGATACAAATAGAATTATAAATCATGACACGACAAATCTTATTACCAACATCAGTCCGGATGGAGATGGTCAAGACCTTCAAAATCACGCGCTCGACCCTCGACCGGGCTTTGAAGTACAAAGGAAACAGCGCGCGCGACAATATGCTGCGGAAAGCGGCCTTCCAGCGTGGCGGCGTGATTTATCTGGGAATAACCGCTCCCAAAGGTTACCTGCCGGACGTGGATACCACTTTCGAAAACGGCTGCATGCGCCAGCGGTTCGGCCGCCGGATCGAGGTCGTCGTCCATTTGGGAAGCAACCGGACGACAATCCACATCGACGGGCAGAGGGTCGCCAGCTTCGACGATCTCACCGTTTCGACTTGGGGCAACATGCTCTACTCCCTACAACTGATTTACAACAGACTCGCCGATCCGCATCCAGCCTATACGCCGAAGGCCAAACATGCCGAGGCAAAAGTGCGGGCGGCAATCCAATAAATCGGACAGTCATGCGACGTTTCTTGAAATATTGGATGATCCGATTGCTGGGCCGTGGATTCATCATCCTGCCCCTGAGGTGCAAGCTGGCCGGGCTGTGGTGGAGTTTCTCGCTGATGGTTATCTGCGGTTACGTGGAACAACAACAGCAATGGCCGCTACTGGTTATCACGGCGAACTTCGCAGGCAGCACCTTTGCGGTCATGGCGGTTTTTAAGACAAGAAAATAACATGGAATAATCTCCCGTGTAGCTCAATGGACAGAGCATCGAGAAATGGCCGGACCCGGTCAAGTATCGAAGGTTGTCGGTTCGAATCCGGCCACGGGAGCACAGAAAACGACAAATGGAGTATTTCAACAACATACTTTGTATTACGCAGCCGGAGCTTCTGGAGGTCATGTCGGAGTCGAACTACAAACAGATGGTTCGGCGGGGCAAAATCAGCCGGGCTCGCAGAGGAGGTAACGGACGACAGGCTTTGATCGTCTTCGACAGCCTGCCGGGAAAATACCGTTCGGCCGTTCGGGAACGCAAACCGGACATTTCGACGATGCCGTTGCAGGAGTGGCTTCGGGCGAACTACACGCCCGATGCCGAGGCGCGGAGTTACTTCTCGGCCTTCCGATTCGATAACGGTTCGGCCCTTCCGGCGGAGAAGATCAACGAATACACGGTAAACGCTTCCGTAATCAAGGCGGTGCTGCGGCTGATGGCGTCGGCCAATGCCCTGCGACGTGTCGGCCGTATCGGATGGGACTCAATGGCCGAAACCATTACCTATTTCAAACGGGAGTTCGGCCACACGCTGCCCGAAAGCATGCTCCGTTTTCGCAAGAAGGTCGCCCAGTTCAAACGGGAAGGATATGCCTGCCTTATTTCCGGTCGGTTCCAAAATCAGAACTCCCGTAAGGTGAACTACAAGATCGAGCGGCTGATCCTTTCGCTGGACAGCCTGCCGGAGCGTCCCTTCAATACGACGGTGGCCGAGATGTACAATCAGTTCGTCTGCGGCGAGCTGAACGTGTACGACCCGGAAACCGGGGAACTATTCGACCCGGAAGAGTTCACGGACAAAGAGGGCGAGCCGATCGCTTTGAGCGAAACGACCGTCGCCAATTACCTGAACAACCCGAAGAACCGCGCCCTACGGTCGAAACTGCACGACAGTGCGTGGGACTTCAACAACCGCTACCGTCCACACCACAAGCGCAAGGCCCCGGTCTGGGCGTTCTCGAAGATTTCGCTCGACGACCGCGACCTGCCGCGCAAGATGGCCGACGGAAACCGTGTCAAAGCCTATTATGCCTACGACGTGGCGAGCGGCTGCGTCGTTGGTTACGCCTACAACCGCCTCAAAACGGCCGACCTGTTCATCGACTGCGTGCGGAACATGTTCCGGCTGATCGACCACCAGGGCTGGAACTGCCCGGCCGAGGTGGAGGTCGAACACCACCTCGTGAACAACTTCGCCGACGGGCTGATCCGCGCGGGCGTGGTGTTCCCCTTCGTGCGGTGGTGCAACCCCGGTAACTCGCAGGAGAAACGGGCCGAGCACTTCAACCGGGTGAAGAAGTACGGCGTGGAGAAGCGCTCGCAGGTCGGCATCGGCCGCTGGTACGCCCGCCTGGAAGCCAACCGCCCGAAAGAGGAAAAGGTCTATGACGAGTTCAACAACACCTACAAGGAGGCGACCTATACCTACGAGCAGCTCGTGGCCGACGACATCCGGGCCATCCACGAATACAATAACGCATTGCATCCGAACCAGAAGCTCTACCCGGGGCTGACGCGCTGGGAGGTGCTCTGCCGCTACCAGAATCCGGATCTCGCGCCCGTGGACAAGGCGCTGCTCTACCGCTTCATCGGCGAGGAGGTGCGCACGTCGATCCGGCGCAGCAAGTACTGCCGGGTCCATTACGAAGATTATGCGCTGCCCTCGCCGGAGTTGATCGGACGGCTCGCGCCGAACGACTACACCGTCGAGGCCTATTATCTGCCCGACGAGCAGGGCAATGTCCCGGAGGTGTATATTTACCAGCACGGGGCCTATATCGCCACCTGCCGCCGTATCGAAGCCTATAACGAGGCCACGGCCGAGCAGACGGAGCGGGACCGTGAAGCCTACGCCGAGCAGGCGAAATACAACGCGCAGTTCGACGCCATGATGGCTCGGGAGAAGATCTGCAAGGTGCGGCTCCTGCCCGGTGATGTTCCGACCCATGAGGAGCCGGAGATCGTCGAAGCGGCCCCTGCCGCACCGCCGGAGGAGGCGGAGGGATTCGATTTCGGCATCGACTACGCGGCGCTGGCAAAACATGAGCTTTAGAACGATAATAAAACACGTTGAGATATGATTTCGAACGACATTAAAACCCGCATCGTGCTGGCCATATCCGGCAACAGGCAGAATTACGCCACGGACGCCAAACACGCCGTCGCCCTGGGCATTTCGACCTCAGTTTACAGCGAGATCAAGAAAGGCAACACCGAACAGAAGCTGAGCGACGCGAAATGGATGTCCATCGCCCGGCGGCTGGGCGTGAGCCTCGACGACGGCGCGGAGTGGAAGATCGTCAAGACGCCGACTTTCGAATACCTCACTTCGCAACTGGAACTGTGCCGCGCAAAGAGCCTTTCGGGCATGTTCTGCGATATTCCGAACATCGGCAAGACGGTCGCCGCACAATACCACGCCAAAACGCACAAGAACGTCGTCTACGTGGACTGCTCGCAGGTGAAGACCAAGCAGCGGCTGGTGCGCTTCATCGCCCGCGAGTTCGGTCTGAACTCCGTCAGCCGTTATGCGGACGTCTACGACGACCTTGTGTTTTACCTGCGGACGCTTGACCATCCGCAGATCATCCTCGACGAGGCGGGCGACCTGGTGTATGAAGCGTTCCTGGAGATCAAGGCCGCATGGAACGGCACGGAGGGTTGCTGCTCGTGGTATCTGATGGGGGCCGACGGCTTCAAGGCCAAGCTGGAGCGCGGCATCGAGTTCAAGACGGTAGGGTTTGCCGAGATCCGGAGCCGCTGCGGCGACAAGTACAACAGCATCACGCCGCCCGAGGGCGACGAGCGCCGGAAGTTCCTGCTCGGCCAGGCCATGATGATCGCCCAGGCGAACACTCCGGAGGGCACGGATTTCCGGCAGATCGCCCGTCGGAGCAACGGCAGCCTGCGTCGGGTCCATTCGCTGATCACCAAAGGAGAGGAGGTATAGTCATGCGGGCCTATTCACCCTCGGAGATCGAGAATCTGAATATCCCGGAACTTCCGCTGGACGGGGAGTGGGAGGCCGCCTTCGGCCGCCCCTCCCGCTTCGAGCGCTGGTTCATCGACGGAGAGTCGGCCAGCGGTAAGAGTACGTTCGTCATGTTGTTAGGCAAGAAACTCTGTGACTATGGGCGTGTCGATTACGTGAGTCTGGAGGAGGGTGCAAACCTCTCGTTCAAGAAACGGATCAAGCGGCTCGGGATGAAGGATGTCGCAGGGAAATTCAAGGTCGTGACGGGGCTGACGGTGGCCGATCTCGTCGCACGGTTGGAGCGGCCCAAGAGTGCGAATTTCGTTATCATCGACTCGGTGCAGTACCTCGACGTGCGGAGTTTCGACCGATTGAAAAAGGAGCTGTTCGACCGTTTTCCGCGCAAGTCGTTCATCCTCGTGTCGCAGGTTTACAAGGGGCGGCCGAAGGGCAAGATGGCCGACGACATCCGCTTCGACTGCGGCGTGAAAATCCACACCAAAGGCTACCGGGCATATTGTCAGGGGCGCTATACCGACGACGCGGAGGCGTACTTCACCATTTGGGAGGAGGGCGCCGCGAAATATTATCTGACCGAATAAACAACCATATCCGCCATGACCTACAAACGATTCTACAAGCTATTCAACCGTCTGCCGCTCCACGACGACGAAATGAAGGAGCGCCTGGTGCAGCAGTACACCAACGGCCGGACGTCGAGTCTGCGGGCCATGTCCACCGCCGAGTACGACGCCCTGTGCGACGCGCTGGAACGTTCGACGGCCGACCCGCAGCACGAACTCCGGAAAAAGAAACGGTCGGCGGCGCTCCGCTTGATGCAGCAGCTCGGCATCGACACGACGGACTGGCCGCGGATCAATGCCTTTTGCCGGGACCGCCGGATCGCCGGAAAGGAGTTCGGTGCGCTGACCCTGCCGGAGCTGGACGTGCTGGCCTTGAAACTCCGCGCGATCCAACGCAGCGGCGGGCTGAATCCCCGGCCGGAACGGCCGACCGGACAGGCCGAGCAGCCCCGGCCGCAGATAATCTACATGCCGCTCGGCGGACTTCCTAATTGACAACGCATTATGAAATCGAATCCTTACGCAGACCTGCGAATCGACAATCGGGCCGACCTCCCGGCCCCGTGGTACGATTACCCCGTATTACAGTCGGGCGAATACAGAACCGAAATTCTCTACACCAACGGCCGCGATTATGTAAAAGTCCATATCGGGCAACAGGACGGCGTCTGGGTGGCCGCTACGACCTGGATGATCGGCGGATCGAGCCGCGGATGCCATCCCGGCCGGAAATGGGGCGAGTTCGCCTCGGAACAGAACGCTCTGCTGTGGGCGTTCGGCGAATTGCTGGCCGAAGAGGGCGTGCTGCCTCCGGCCGCGATCAAGACCGTAAAAGCACGCATTTTCGAGATCAGACAATACAAACTGTTTTAACGATGGACGATCAATTATATTTCGAGCAGTGTCTGTTGGCCTCGCTGGAACGATTCGGGTTCACCATAGACCGACAACTAAAAATGGCGCGGGGCATTGCGTATTTCGCCACGCTTCACTCCGCATTCTCTGTTCAAATAGGGTTCGAACTATGTTTGGACGGCATTCGATTTACCGTCACTCTTCATTCGCTCTCTTTTATGAAAGGCTTTCCTTATCGGCATTTGATGCGTTATCCGCCGAAAGCGGATATAATCATTCCGATGATATTACGAGCTATTTTCAACTACCTGGGCGATGAACTTGCCCGAAATTTCCGAAACCAAATCAATTCTTAAACATTACAGCAATGAACGACAACGAAGTGAAAACAGTACAGATGACCGCCGAGGAAGCGGCGCAGTACGCGGCATTCAAAGCCGAGCAGGAACGGAAGGCGGCAGCCGACAAGGCCCGGAAGGACCGCAAGGTTTACGGTCAGATGGTGGACGAGGAGATCGAACAGGCCCTCCCGATGCTCCGGGAGCTGAGCGGCGACATCCGCACGGTCAAGGAGCAGGTGCTTGACAATTTCCGGCAGATCCTCGACATGAAGGCCGACGTGCTGAAACGGACGAAGGACGGGCAGAAAAGCCACACGTTCACCAATTCGACGGGCGACAAGCGCATCACCATCGGACGGTGCGTCGTGGACGGCTGGCGCGATACAGTCGAGGACGGCATCGCCATCGTGAAGGAGGCCGTCATGGGTCTTATCAAGGACGACGAGACGAAGGCGATGATCAACCAGATCATGCGGCTTATTGCCCGCGATCAGAACGGGAACCTCAAGGCGAGCAAGGTGCTTCAGCTCGACACGCTGGCCGAGGAGCTGCACAACGAACGGCTCAACGAGGGTATCGCCATCATCAAGGAATCCTATATTCCGAACCTGTCGAAAACCTATATCCGCGCGGAATGGAAAGACGACAACGGCGTCTGGCGGTACGTCCCGCTGGGCATGACCGAGGCATAACAGCCCCGGTCGCGCGGGGGGGGGTAATGTAAACAACCCGCCTGCCGGAGTGCGACAAAGCGGGTCGAGTGATTAAAGAAAGCCACTACAAAAATAATCACAAAACCTGCCAAAGCAATGGGTAAGCACCACATAAATACACTCCGGCGCATCCGTTTGGTCCTCGACATCGTGGAAAAGCACTACGAGCCGGGGAACAATGCGAAGAACTACTACAAAGTCTGGGAGCGGTACGTGAATCCCGTTTACCCGTGCTGTTACCGGACGATGCTCAGCTATCTGAAGACTCCCGCGAACGAATTGAAAGGACTGGAGCCAACCGATGACAAACGGCAACTGAAACTCTTTTAAGTGACAAAATGGAAGCGAACATCAAAACGATTCTGCTGGCCGTCCAGCAACGGCTGGCCGAGCGGGTCCCCGAGCTGGCCTATATCGACAAGAACTGGGGACAGCTCGACTACGAGGCGCCTCCGGTCAAATGGCCCTGTGCGCTGCTCGATATCGACGAGGTTCCGTTCTCGCAGATCGGCGGAGGCGGACAGATTGCCGACGGGGTGACCGTGGAGATTCTGGCGGCGAACCTGCGGCTGGTCAGTTCGTCGGCCG